TTTGTCAAGAAATTGGGGTTTGAGGAACAAGCACGATTACTTGATGTTTTTCCTACTGGAGATTTGTTGTTTTTTGTAATGTCAAAAGACAAATGTAAGTTTTTAGGAGAAAGATATGGGAAAACAAGCTAGTGCTCCCCCACCACCCGATTATGCAGCTGCGGCTAAAGAAACTGCCGCAGGCAATTTAGATGTTGCAAGACAAACTACTGCCGCTAATCGTGTAAACCAATACACGCCTTATGGTTCGCTTGAATATCAGATGTCAGGTCAAGACCCCTATGGTAATCCCATGTGGAAAGCCACACAATCGCTTGCCCCCGATCAACAAAAACTATTAGATATTCAAAATCAATTAAGTATTGGTACAGGTGAATTAGGTCAGCAAGGTCTTGGTTATGTGCAAAACATGATTTCCAAGCCGTTTGATACAAGTTCTTTACCTACTACTGGTTTTAATGCTGGGCAAAGCTACCAAGATGCTTATATGCAACGCCTTAAACCGCAGATTGAGCAAGGTCGTGAAGCATTAGCAACTCAATTGGCTAATTCGGGTATTCCCGTAGGTTCTGAAGCCTATAACCGAGCAATGATGAACCAAGGTCAAAAAGAAAATGACCTGTTGGCGGCCGCAACTACACAAGGATTTGGTACTGGTCTTGCCGCTAATCAGCAAGGATTTAACCAATTAGCTTATCAGCGTAATGAACCAATCAATACGCTTAATGCGGTGCGTTCAGGTTCTCAAGTACAAAATCCTACTTTTGTAAACCCTGCACAACAAGCTAATGTGGCTGGGCCTGATATTTTAGGTGCGGCACAATCTACCTATAACGCCCAATTAGGAGCATCTAACGCTCAAAATGCCGCTAATAATGCTATGACAAGCGGATTAATGGGTTTAGCTGGTGCTGGAATTATGAAATATTCCGATATTCGCACTAAAGAAAACATTGAGCCAGTTGGCATTGCTAATAATGGTTTAACTGTTTACCGCTACGAATACAAGCCTGAATTTAAAGACCACGAATTAGCTGGACATGGAATTCATTATGGCTACATGGCTCAAGAAATAGAGCAAGTCTATCCTTATGCAGTTAGAACTTTAGATGACGGCTATAAAGTCGTAGATTACGGATTGCTATGAACCCCTATATTCTTCAAGGTCAACCAATGCAGGATGTTAGCGGTTTACAACCTGTATTTGGAAACTTTGCACAACAACAAGCTAATCATCAAGCGTTACTTGCACAACAAGGTCAATTAGCAGGGCAAGCTGGGCAATCTCAAGGCGGTGGCATGAATCCATTGGCTATGGCGGCAATGTTGCGTAACAGCCCAAATAAGCCTGAAATGTTGGGCGGCAAAGAAACACCAAATTGGTCAAACCCATACGCTAATTATGATAGTGGTGCAACTTCAGGCTCATCAGGAATTGAATAATCATGGCTGATATTGGAACATTAACTCCCGAACAGATGTTGCAACAGCAACAGATATTACGCCAACAAAAAATGGCTGAAATGCTATTGCAAAAAGGCATGGAACAGCCACAAGGTCAAATGATTAGCGGTCATTATGTAAAACCTAGCATATTTCAAAATCTAGCTGGTTTAGCTAATACTTATGTTGGTCAACAAGGCATTAAAGAAGCAGAACAAGCCCAATTAGACATGGCTAAACAATTGCGTGAACAAGGTATACAAGAAACGCAAAGGTTAATGAATACTTGGGGTGGCACTCCAGCCGTTGAAAAGACAACGGAATTGGCTGGGCCTTACGCTGGCAACATTCCTATGCCTACAGCAACACAAGAAATTACTCCTGCGAAAGCTGGAAATGCCAAATTAGCATTTGCAGAAGCGTTAAATATGCAATCCCCACAAGCTAGAGCATTATTGCCACATTTAGCAACAGAAGCATTTAAACCAGCTAAATGGGAAAAAGATGTTAGATATGATGACAAAGGTAGAGAAATCCATGGTTGGACTAATGTAAACGATCCAACATTACCATTTTCTGCACAAAGCAAAAAACCTGAAATGACTGTTGCTGAAAGAATAGGTTTAAATATGCGTGGTGCTGAACTTGCTGATAAAGGTATTGGCGGTTTTGGTGGTTATGGTGGTGGTCAACCTACAAGTGTATCTATGGGTCAACCTACAAATTTACCTATGGGTCAACCACAAAATCAACCTGCAATAAAAGCTGATCCTTATGCACCTGCTACTTTGCCAAAATATGAATATGATCCAGCTTTAACTCCTGCACAAAACAGAGAACAAGCACTTGCATTTAGTAAAGAAAATCAAAATTTAGTTAAAAACGCTAAAAATTCATTTGATTTACTAAAATCTACCGCTGAAACTTTAAGAACAGGCAATCCAAGTTCAGGTCGTGGTGAAAACATTATTACAGGTGCTAGAGAATTCTTTGGTGGTGGCGGTGAAACATCTAAAGCTGATGCAATTTTGACTATTTATGGCACTAAATTAACTCAGCAAGTTCCACGATTTGAAGGCCCACAATCTGATAAAGATACTGCCTTATATCAAGCGGCCGCTGGTGATGTTGGAAACCCAAATAAACCTATTGCAACAAGGTTAGCCGCAGTAGAAACAATGATTGATTTAAACAAGAAATATTATCCAAAAGGTGATTGGTCAAGCATTGATACAAAAATGCCAAGTTCGGGCAAAGTTTCATTAGGCCCTGCAAAAGAAGTTGATTTTAATAGCTTACCTACAGGAAGAAGATAAGCATGGATGTACGGATGCCAGATGGCGTTTTAGTTAGAAATGTGCCTGATAATGTAACTCAGGCAGATTTGTTATCTAGGTACGACCTATCCAAATCAAATGTTGGATCAAACGCTGGAACACCTATTTATGCTGATGTACCTACTGTTGCTGGTGCAAAACCTAATATTGTAGGTTACGAACCTGCACCAGTTACTAAACCAGTAACAATGATGGATAGGATTAAAACTCTGTATGAAGTGCCTACAGGCATCGTTGCTCCATTGATTACAGAGCCATTATCAATGGCTTATGGCGTTGGCAGAAGCGTTATAGATAGTGCTACACAAGGTCAAAATGCCAATCCTAATGCTAGGGATGAATATTACAGACAAGCAAAACAAGCCATTAGCTATCAACCTACTTCCCCTGAATCACAAGCTGTTTTAGGAACAATTGGTGAAGCTATAGGTGCGGCTAAAATTCCACCGTATATGCAAATTGGCAAGATTCCGTCTGCTATGCAAGCCGCAGGTGCAGTACGCCCTGTAATTCAGGAAGCCGTAATCCCTGCTGGTAAAAGAATGGCTGGAGCATTACGCAATGAGGGTCAGATGATCCAAGAAGCGTTACAGCCCGTTACCACCAAAGTAGCTGGTGCGGTAGAGCCTGTTACTTCAAAAATAGCTAATGCTTTGCGTAAAGAGCCAAAAGGCAATGTTGAAGTAATTGGCGTTGGTGCGGCAGAAGTGCCTGAAGCCGTAACTCGTTACGAAACTGGTCAAAATTTGCGTGTTCCAGTTAATTTAAGCAAAGGTGAAGCTACTAAAGATTTTGCTCAGCAAGCATTTGAAGCGGAAACTGCTAAAAACTTTCCTGAAACTACGGGTAAACCATTAATACAAGCAAAAGCAAATAGAAATGATGCTATTTTGCAAAATTTTGATGCTTATGTAGATGCTACTGGTAAAGAAAAATACGGTTTAGAAGCTACAGGTCGAGTAGTTGATAATGCTTTAGTTAAAACTGCACAAAAAGCTAAAAAAGATATTAATAATGCTTATAACCTTGCAAAAGAAGCAGGTGAAACAAGTGAATTAATTGATGTAATGCCTATTAAAACCTATTTAGATGGCTTAGAAGCAGAATCAATTAATGCTCCTATTATTACTAGTGCCAAAATGAAATTAGATGCTTTAGCCCCTCAAGGTAAAACATCTATTAATGATTTAGAAGAAGTTAGAAAAATGGTAGGCCGTTTATCAGGTAGCACACCTACAAATCAACTTTATGGCAAAGAAATTAATAAATTAATTGATACTACTACTTCTGATAAAGGTGGTGAATTGTATAAAAATGCTCGAAAACTAAGAGCAGATTACGCTAGAACTTTTGAAAACGCTGGTTATGTAGATAAATTATTAAGTAAAAAAGCTGGCACTACAGATCGTGCCGTAGCCATGGAAGATGTATTTGCTCACAGTATTCTTAAAGGCTCTAAACAAGATGTTCAAAATATTGGCTTTGTATTGAAAAAAGCTGGGCCTGAAGGTCAGCAAGCATGGAAAGAATTACAAGGTCAAACTATTCAATACATTAAAGATGAAGTTACTAAATCTACTAAAAATGATATTAAAGGCAATCCTATAGTATCTCCAACTAGATTTAAAGCTATTGTTAAAGATTTAGACCAAGACGGAAAATTAGAATATATTTTTGGAAAAAAGGGTGCTCAAGAAATAAGAGATTTGTTAGAAACTACTTTAAATGTGCATACTAATGTTGATGGATCAGCAAATTATTCTAACAGCAGTAGTGCCATTATTAGAGGACTAGACTTTCTTGGTAAATTTCCTATTCCTAAAGTATTAGGTGCAAAAACCATTTCTGAAATGGCAAAAAGTAGAGAATTAAAAAAACAAGTTAAAGAATCAGTAAACTATACGCCTGAAGGTATGGCAGACGCATTAAGGAAAACAAAATGAGTAGAAACGGATCGGGTACATATTCACTACCTGCTGGTAATCCAGTAGTAACTGGCACAACTATTAGTTCTACATGGGCTAATAACACCCTTACAGATATTGCTACAGCCTTAACTGGCTCATTAGCGGCAGACGGACAAACTACCGCTACTGGTGCTTTAAAGATGGGTGCTAATCGCATTACAGGATTGGCTGATGGACTAGCGGCTACCGATGCCGCAACAGTTAATCAAATTCCAAGCGGTGCTACTTTTTTATTAAAAGCTAGTAATCTTTCAGATGTTGCTAATGCTACAACGGCTAGAGGAAACCTAACTGCCGCTAAATCAGGGGCTAATAGCGATATTACTTCTTTAACTGGTTTAACTACACCTTTAACGGTAGCACAAGGCGGTACAGGTGCGGCTACATTAACCGCAAACAATGTTCTTCTTGGTAATGGCACTTCTGCACCACAATTTGTAGCACCTAGCACATCAGGTAATGTATTAACTTCTGATGGAACTACTTGGACTTCTGCTTCTGCACCTACTAATTATGTAAAAGTTTGGGTAAATTTTAATGGTTCAACTGCGGCAATTAGAGCTTCTTACAATGTTTCTTCCATTACAAGAAATAGCACAGGGGATTACACAGTTAATTTTACAAACGCTTTAACAGATGCAAATTACGCTGTAACTGCTTCTTCATCTAATGATGGTACAAACAATGCCATCACAATTAATACACAAAGCACAGGGGGCAGCATTAGTGTTCCAACAACTACAGCAGTTCGTATGCAAATAGCAAAAGCTGGAGTTGGTTATTTTGATGCTACTTATGTCAATGTGGCTTGTTTTAGATAATTAAGGACAAACAAAATGACACAAGTAATTATTTTTACTAACGACAATGGCGGTGTATCTGTTTGCATCCCTACTGGTGAATTATCGATTGATGAAGTATTAACTAAAGATTGCCCTGTTGGTGCAATTATTGTTGATGCTGATTCTTTACCTGCTGATAATGAATTTTTTAACGCTTGGGAATTAGTAGATGGTCAAGTAATAGTTAATGAAACTAAAAAACAAGCCATTATTGATGCTAAACAAGCCGCTATTGATGCAAAGGTTTCTGCATTAGCTAAATTAACTGCATTGGGTCTAACTGAAGATGAAGTCAAGGCATTAGTAAGTTAATATGTCTACTATTGATAAAAATGAAGCGGCATTATCCGCACACGAACAAGTATGTGCTTTTCGCTATGAAACAATTAATGCTCGCTTAAAAAGACTTGAGCAAATATTAATTGGTTCTGCTGGTTTTATTATTGCCGCACTTGTTTCTATAGCCTTTAAATTAAATTAATGATGTGCCTGATCCATTTGGAATATCAGAAAGCGTTAAAGGGCTTTCCAATAGCTTAGATTCAAGCCGTGAAGCGGCTAAAGGCTTGTCTAAAAGCATTGAGGGAATACAGCAAGACGCTACAGATGTAGCCCAGCAAAAAGCCCAAGAAAGACGCAGAGCAATACGAGAAGCAGAATTTAAGAAACAAACAGCATTAATTAAAGCATTGGAAGATTGGCAAAAAAAGAAACAAATTAGCGACCAAGAAGCAAAATTAAAGATTGATTTTGTAAAAAAATACGGTGCTAAAGAGTGGGATGCAGTATTAAAGATTAAATTGGATATTGAAAACATGGAACGCAAGTCTAATGAGGAATTCCAGCACGACCTAAAAGAAGTGCGTAAAGTCCAATTTTATTGTTTTGCCGTAGCCGCTTTAATAGCTTGGTATCTGACTTGGGGCATTAAATGATTGCTTATTTGGCGTTTTGCTATGTTTATGGGGGAAGTTTAATATGTTTGGTATAGATGACATCATTGGCGTAGGAATGAAGATTCTTGATAAAGTCATTCCTGACCCAGCCGCTAAAGCAGAAGCCCAAGCTAAATTACTAGAACTTCAGCAACAAGGCAGATTAGCAGAATTACAAGCCGATAACATAGAAGCCCAAGAAGTGACCAAGCGTCAACAAGCGGATATGGCATCGGATTCTAGTTTATCTAAAAACATTAGACCTTTAACCCTTGTTTTTATCCTTATTGTCTATTCCACCTTTGCTATGATGTCTGCGTGGGATATTGAGGTAAACAACAATTATGTAGAGTTGTTAGGCCAATGGGGTATGCTCATAATGTCGTTTTACTTTGGCGGCAGAACTTTAGAAAAAATCATGGAAATGAAAAAGAATGATAAACAGCCGATCTCTTGATGACCTTATAGCCCCTGCAAAAGAGCGTGTAGAGCGTTTTATAGAGTTATGCAAGGCAGAGGGTATAGATTTGCTAATAACGTCTACATACCGTGACAATGAATCACAACAGGCTTTATACGAACAAGGTAGGACTACAGCAGGAAAGGTGGTAACTAATGCTAAAGCAGGTGATTCTTGGCATAACTGGCGTTGTGCTGTTGATGTCGTACCTATGGTCAATGGAAAGCCTGATTGGGATGGTTCTCACCCTGTATGGGCTAAAGTAGGGGAACTAGGAAAACAAGCTGGTTTGGAATGGGCTGGAGAATGGCGTACATTTAAAGAATTAGCTCATTTTCAATACACGGGTGGTCTTACCCTTACCGACCTTAAAAACGGCCGTCAAATCGCTTAAAACATCTGTAAATCAGATTGCGGTATAAAAAAAGCTGAACGGTCACGGCCTTTTACTTCCCGTTTTTGCCAATATTTTTGCTGTTTACCGTTCTTGCCTAAAATAAAACCCCGTATTTTGTAATGCCCATTTTTACCCGTTAAAAGCCAGTAATTTTTATTGTCTTTATCACGGTGGTGCAGTATTAAATGCCCGTCATCGTACTCTGTAGCCCTTACATCTTCTTTTCCTACATCGTCAGCGTCAGGATATCCAACACCTTCCCAATGGACACCCAAATGCTTTGCTAAAGCGTATTCTGATAAAGCACCCTCTATTTGAAGTTTCCAATCAGTATTAACATCAAGCCCGTACATTGGCTTAGCGTTACGCTTTAAAAATTGCAAATGCCGCAATACGCCAACTTGAGCGGCCATCATTATTTGGGTGTTGGATAAAACTACTTCAATCATATTGCATTACCGTGCATTAAGTAATTAGTGCCAAAAATAATGACGCAAATAAAGATGGCCATCAAACCGCCTAAAATGAAATCTCTCATGTCAATCTCCTAGTGAAATATTTTGTAGCGTGGGTTGCAGGTAACTTCTACTGGAACATCTGTGGTAACACCGTTAATCTTACGCTTTGCCGTAATGACAATAGGCCGTGTACCAGCATCTTCACACTCATTGATGCCAAGGATAACTTGAGCACGGGTCATATGAAATGCTTGTTTATCGGTTTCTAGCGTTACATTAGGTGGTTCAAAAGAACTGCAACCAACTAGGGCTAATGGTGCTAATAGGTATAAATATTTCATGCTAATTCCTTTGTTTTGTTTTCGATTATTTCCCAAAGGTCTAGTTCATAAACCATTTCGGTAATGTCGTTGTCACCAATGTAGGCGTAAGAGATTTCGTTGTTGTAACCACGCAATTCGATTTGAGTATTGCCGTAAGTTACTGAATCTATGTAATGACCGTCTTTCATTTTCTATCTCACTTTTTAAAAAGTAGCCCCCGTAGGGGCTGGTTAATTAATTAAATGCACGATCACAAAAATACTGCTGTAAATCTGCTGGCAATGTAGGCCAAATGCGGTTTGTTTCAACAATTTCAGCTTGACGAAACTTTAAGCTGTAATCAACTGTATGAATTTGTGGAATTTTGCCAGTAACACGAAAATTGTATTTGTCCCATTCGCTTTCGTGAATTAAAACACCGCCAACAGGCTGGGTTTTTTCTGTAGCAACCCATTGACCTTTTTGGTTAATAAAACCAAATGAATTTCTTTTAAACAATAATTTTTTAAACATTTTGTTGCTCCTTTTCTATTTCACTCCCCAATGGAGTAACTCCAGTTTATTAAGCTACCTTAACTATGTCAACACATATTAGGGAATATCCCTATAAATATGTGCAAAAAAGCGACAGGCTGTATTTGGCAGTTGCTATCAATGGGTCAGAAAGCCGCAAAATTACCCAATTACTGCATCCTACATTGGCGGCTTAACGCCCTAAAAAGGTGGGGTACTTGCTCCGTGATGCTTTCCCCCATGATTACAGGTTATTTTTTACTTGATAAAACCTTAATAAATGCTGAAAGCACTCCCAGCCCTTTTGAAGCTGGGGTTCTTCCACTTCTATTAATTTTACTTGGTTAGTCATGCCATTGACAAACACGATGGCACAGCGAGCGTTGGGCAAGTTTAGTCCTTCACGATATGCCGCTAACTGTAGTTCATGCTCGAACCATACATCAATTTTATCAAGATCGGTGGTCTTAGTCTTAAAATCTATTATAAAACCTTGACCCTGACCGTTGATGGGTTTAGCCATTAAATCGCATTTGCCACCAAACCCTAGCGGATGCCCAAAAGACTTCTCTGCAAGCCACGGTTGCTCTCCAAAGGCATCTTTAAGTACTTTGTCAATCTCATCAAGGTAAGCTGGCTTTTCAGGCATATACACCTGTTCAAAGTAGCTTTCAATAATGTTATGAATAGCCGTACCACGCTCTGCCGCTTCCCTGCCTGTGGCCTTACTATCTTTCATTACCCTAGATAGCCAAACCCCTTCTTCTTCCCCTTCTAGGCGAGGTAGTGTAAGTGCGGCAAGGATAGCTTGTTCTGCAAGCCATCGCTGTAGCCCTTCACCTTTGTTTGCGACATTGATGATGGTGGTAACTGAGGGCAATAAACCAAGTTTTTTGGCATCCCTGAGTGTTGTCGGTCTTTCGCCAGTTTTGCCGATGGTTGTATAGGCTGGAGTTCCTTGGGGAGTGTACCAATGACCATTTTGTTCTACCTTTTCAGTAATTATCATAATTAAAAAGGCACAGTCATATCATCATCTTCAATCTTAGGTGCGTTCTTTTCACGCTCTTGCTGACCACGCCACTCAGATGATTCGGCAATCTTTTCTTTGTAATACTTTGGCAACGCATCATATTTAGCTTGGTCAAATTCTGCTAACCAAAAATGAACTGGTGCGTTAATACCTTCAGGCTGGGCGTTACGCAACGCTGTTGGCACAGGGCTAATACCGCTGATGTTAGCGTAGCGGCCATCTTCTGAATGAGTAATATTGACCATACAGAATTTCCCTAATAGATTCTTAAGGTCAAAGTTCTTCCTATCTTCTGCGGTCATCTTTTTGTTAGACCATGCTTCTAAGTCTTGACGCAACCGTGCTTGATCTCCAAGACTGACGGTATAGCGTTTAGATACGATTAACGGCTTGCCATCGTCTGTCTTTAATGGAGCACCGCTATCGTCATTGCCATGCAACTCCCAAGTCAATACAACTTTGTGCATGATTTTGGTTTCGCCAGCCCATTCGGTAGCCTGATGCCCTAGGTCAATGACCGAATACAAACGAGCCATGTGGTTGCCAGCAGGGGCTATTTTAAATTCTTTACTGTTGTCTGAAATAATCATTTTCCGTTCCTAAAAATATTTGAAAAGTCGTTAATAACATCACGCAAAACAGGGTTTACTTGAGTGTTGCGTACAGGCGATGGCAGTCCACACGCATAGCGTAAGTCACCAATTTCATCTGCGGTTAAAAAAACCCCATCATCGAGGTCTTTAAAGATGCGTTCCAAATGTTGTTGGAAGCTGTGAAAGTCTTGATCTTGCTCACTCATACGAGTTCTCCTAAATTTACACGGCACATACCGTATTTAGATATTAAGCTAACTTAAATAAGATTGCAACACTTTATTTGTAAAAATGTTGTTTATTTGTTAAGATAGCTGAATGGATAAAACTTCAACAAGAGCAATGATCGCCCTTTTGGGTGGGCCTACAAAAGTAGCAAACCTAGTAGGAGTAAGCGTTCCAGCCGTATCTATGTGGCAAAACGGCATTATTCCCTATGACAAGCTGGTAATCCTAGCCGCTACGCTAGAAAAGCAAAGTCATGGTTTATGGTCAAGAAAACAGCTATTTCCGCTTTCCTACAAGATGATATGGCCTGAATTAGATTAGTGCTATACTTACTGGGCAGATTCGACCCTGTTTAGTTTTACTAGCCTAGACCCTTTAGGGTTGCTTTGAGCGTTTTGGAAAGGCTGGCTGGTCTTTTCTAAAGCGGGTCGAACTTAGAGCAACCTTAAGGGGTTTTTCTATTTCTGCCTAGCCCGTACTCATTGGTGTTGCTACGGTAAAGGCTGTAAATACCCCTAGAAACTACTAGGTGCTAATGCACCCTTCCCTATCCGTTATTGCTTGGATAGTCAGAAGAACCGTCCTGTATGGATAGACCGATGATGTGATAAAGACAGACCTAGGCACGACAAAGACATCGAAGCAATAATTTGAGCCAAGAACTCAGCAAGACTGACAAGCTATTCCTCATAGTAGGGATAGCTATGTCCTGAATCTTGCAATCCTGACAAAAAAACAACA